CTAACGGCACGGTGCTGACCTCGAACGGCTCGGCGCTCTCCTACGTCACCCCAGTCGCCACGACCCCGCCAGCGTTGAATGGACTGAAGGCATGGACGTATGACGCGGGCACGAACACGGTGGCGACCGGCGGCCTGACGCTGGCGACCGGCACAGTCTACTTTATGGCGGTCTACCTCCAGGCAGGCGTGACCTACTCCAACGTCTACGTCATCACCGCCACGGGTGTCGGTAGCAGTTACGTCACGGTCGGCCTCTACAGCGCCACGACGCAGTTGGCTGTCACGGGTAACATCGCCACGACCACGACCAACACGCAGGCTTCCGGCAGTTTCGGCACCGCCTACACCCCGACCACCTCGGGTGTCTACTGGCTCGGCATAATTACAAACTCGGCGGCGGCGAGTCACCTGTTCGCCTTTAACCAGGCGACGGCGGCAGCCATCAACGTCGGCCCCAACACAGTCGCGGCGAACACCCTCAACCAGCGTTGCAGTACGTTGACCGTAGCCTCGCTTCCCACGACCATCTCGGGAACCCCAGCAGTTAGCGGCTCGCCCATCTGGGTCGGTCTGGCATGACCTCACGCAAGAATTACACGCGCCCCTATTTCGGCGCAGGCTTCATCGGCTGGTTTCTCGGCAAGGTCGGTTTCAAGGCTTCCCCTGGCACAGTTGAGGGCACGTTCTACGGCGCTAGCGTTGCTAGCACATTTGCCAGCGCAACCGTCGAGGGCACGTTCTACGGATCTACGGTGCGCGGCACGTTCTACGCCGGCAACGTCGAGGGCATGTTCACTTCCGCTACTACGAAAGGCACGTTTTACGCATGAGCTCCTACACCTTTTTCGAGGGCGCTGTAATCAGGGCCACCACCACCGATTACCCCTTCACCAGCATCTCGGGCACGAAAGTCAACCCCGACATCGTGACGCTTCAAGTCTCGGTGCAAGGGCAGACCTCCACGACTTACACCTGGACGAACGGCTCGGGCGACCCCTCGGGCACCATCGTCAACGACAGCGCCGGAGTGTTCCACGCCGACCTCGCTACCACGGGTCTCGCTGGTGTCTGGTCGGTCATCTGGTCGGGTCAGCCCTCTAGCGGTACGGACACGACGCACACCTCTGCGGTCTGGCAGGGAGAGGTCACGGTTTCGCCAGTTGGTTTCTGATACACTCAGGGCTGTGCATAACCTGAGGAGGAACTGTGGCAGTTGACCTATCGGAGTTTTACGAGAAGCCCACGCAGAAATGTGTGGTCGGGAGATTCATCGACGAACTCCCCGAGGATGACCGCGAGACGATTTTAGCGGCTATCGAGATGCCCGACATCACCGCGTCAAGCATCCACCGCGCCTGTGAGCGCCGAGGGGCGCAGTTCCGCGTGAACTCCACGCGCCTGCACTGCCGAGGGGAGTGTGTATGTGCGCGGATCTAAGCGAGTTTGAGTTTCGCCAAGAGAAGACCGTCAAGTCCTCCGTCGAGGTCGGGCCCGACGGCGGCGAGTTCCAGACCGGCGAACTCTACGCCCCCATCGAACTCTCGGTGGACTGGGATTCAATCCTTGAGGGCTTCGGGCTTGACCCTGCCGTGTTCTACGTTGTCGATGACACGGTGCGGATGTCCAAGTGGCAGCAGTCCAAGCGCACGGAATCAGGCGACCGAGACGTGGTCTGGCTCTACTCCTACAGGGCGAGGTTCGCCCGACGAACGCCCCAGGCGACTGAGGCCGACGTTGACGCACTTCGCGCCAAGATAGACAAGTGGCGACCGAAGGCAACCAAGCCCACCAGCGACGCTGAGCCCTGCACGTTCCTCATAAACTGGGCCGACTGGCAGATAGCCAAGTCGGAGAACGGTGGAGTGGCGGCGACCGTCGAGCGTGTCCAGCAATCGTTCGAGGACTGCCTCGCTCGCATCAAGGAACTGCGCAAGGCCGGCAGGAACATCGAGAAAGTCGCCATCTTTAACTGCGGCGACCCTATCGAAAATTGCTCCGGCAACTATGCGAGCCAGACCTTCACCGTCGAGCTCACGCTCAGGGCGCAACTAAACCTCGTCCTTGACCTGTGGACGCAGGGAGTGGCGGCGCTCGACCCCGACATATTCGCCTCAGTGCTCTGCAATCACGGCGAGTGGACGCGCAACGGTGGCTCAAAGGCGGTCACGTCTGACAGCGACAACGCTGGCGGCTACCTGGCTGACACCTTGCAACGAGTGTTCGGCAACGCCGGCCCGAGTGAGTGGCACATCGCCCACGACGAGATGGTGCAGATGGTCACGCTCTCCGGTGTTCCGGTGGCGATTACGCACGGTCACAAGATAAGCGGCAAGGAGCACGAGTGGCTCCGAGGGCAGTCTCAGCGCCTGCAGTACGAGACCGGCGTGATGCCTCGGCTCTGGGTGACGGCGCACCGCCACCACCTAGCGGTCGATGACTTCGGGCCGTTCTTCCGCTTCCAGTGCCCCAGTCTCGACGGCGGATCTAAGTGGTTCTCCGACATGACCGGCAAGTGGTCTACCCCTGGCACTCTCACCATGCTGGTCGGCAACCACGACCAAAAGGGCTGGTCAGACCTCGCAGTCCTATAGACGGACAAACACACGGGGGCGAGGTGTACCATAGACACCTATGGCTAACCTCATCTACCAATGCGACAAGTGCTCGAAGATGATTCTTCTGAGCTCGGGGGCGCTAGCAAACATCCCCTTCAACCGACTGCCGAACCTCGTCCTAGAGGCCGACAGTCACAAGTGCATAAAGAAAGCAGCAGCATGAGCAATTACTACAAGAACATCATCCGCACCTTCGTTCCGGTGTTGGTCGGATCCGTCATCGCCTACCTCACCAAGTTGGAGAAGCACGTTCCGGCTGGCGAGTTGGCTATCCTCCTGCCCGTCATCTCGACGGTCTACTACGGCATCGTCCGTCAGCTCGAAGTCAAGTACCCCAAACTGTCGTGGCTCCTCGGCGCTCTGCCGGTGAAGGCCGCAGGCAAGACCCCGACCGAGACCCCAGCCAAGTGAGCCCGATTCCCCAGCCAGGCGACATTGGNTTCGCCCACTCGAACGGAATCATGGGTAAGGCCATCCGCTTCGGCGAGCGCCTGCGCTGGGGAGTGAAGCCCTCTCACTGGAACCACGCTTTCATCGTAGACACGGTGGAGCACGACGGCGATGAGTGGGTAGTCACCATCATCCAAGCCGAGCCCTCTGGCGTGACGCAGGGCAAGCGCATCGAGACCGTGGGCGACTACATCCTCGTCGAGCCTTTGCCGACCCACAGCCGCTCCGACATCCTTGCCTTCGCCCGTGCGCAGGTCGGTAGTCACTACGGCTGGGGGAGCATCGTGTCAAACGTCCTGGACATCCTCACGCCTAACTGGTTCCCGTCGTTTCGCTCGCAGGATTCATGGATATGCTCAGCTCTGGTCGCCGAGGCTCTGCGCTACGGCGGCTGGCTCCAGGACTGGGGCGACATTTACATCGTGACCCCAGCGCAGTTATTCTCGGCGTACACAGTTACACCCTAAAATGGTGGTGCGGTCTCGTACCGTTCCTTCCTCAGGACAAAGAATCCCCTCGGCTTTGATGCACTCAAACCGCCGAGGGGATTTCTTTTTTTAATACTTGCATTGTCCTACGCTAGGACAGTAAGGTCTAAGCATGAACCTAAGGAGGAAGCATGGCAACAGCCAAAGGGCTAGTCGTAAGTTCGTGGAACGGGCTAGAGCGTGGAGACCCCGTGAAGGTGGCTTTCCAACGTGGCTCGTTCACCTTTTACTCAGCCCGTTTGAGTGAAGACGGCGAGTGCCAGTGGGTGACGTGCATCGGTGGAACGTGGCAACACTCCAAGTACCGGCACTTCATCCCTAGCCTCGTAACCCCCATCAAGAAGAAAGAGAACGCATGAGCATCCGAGACACACTTACACAGTACGGCTTCAGGGTCGTAGACACCGACGAAGATGCAGAGGTCTGGTGCATCGAGGGCAACGACTACAACGCCTACGTCCAACTCGCAGTCGGCGACGGCGTGATTCAGGCGGTCAAGATGCCCCTGGACAGCGAAGTCAAGACAACCGTGGTGCACTTCAACTCCGTCTGCGACGAGCTCACGGATCTGCTGGGGAAGTGGTCTAATGTCACACCTATCGGTTCTAATTGAGGAGCGATTGGGCGAACCTGTAGTAGCCTTCATCGCAGCAGAAAAGTCGCGAGGACTGTCCTATCGAGAGATAGCGCAAAGCCTCACGAACGAGACCGGCGTATCGGTCTCAAAATCATCGGTTCACTTGTGGGCCACTAACCCTGAGGAGGGAAAATGAAGTTGGTATTAGAACTCGACGCTAAGCAGTACGCGCTGCTTATCACGTCGCTATCGCAGGCCAAGACTGCCTGCAAGCAGCTCGACTGGGCTGACCGTGTTGAGAGCATTGACGAACTGACCGACTATGTTCGCGACAACGTGGACTTCAAGTTCGAGGCGGTGGCGTAATGGCTAAGGACTTCAAGGGCCCACTGGACTACATCGACGTAGCCACGCGCATCGTCGAGTTCCGCGAGAAGTTCCCGAACGGATCGCTTCAGCAGGTGGACATCAAGTTCATCGACTTTGCCGGCAAGTCGTGGGTGGTCTACACGGCTGCGGCGTATCGCACTCCCGACGATGAGCGTCCAGGCATCGGCACGGCGTGGGAGCCCGTACCTGGGCCGACCCCGTACACCCGAGACAGCGAAGTCCAGAACGCTGAGACCGCCGCATGGGGTCGAGCGATGGTCGCAGCCCTCGCCGTCGACACGAAGAAGGGCATCGCATCCAGCGAGGAAGTGCGCAACCGCCAGCAGGTCGCTGAGCGTCCGGCGGCAAACCCCCTTAGCGACAGCCAGAAGAAGGTGCGCGAGTTGCTTCTCAAGAGCCACCCCGACACCGCCGACCGTAAGTTCTACCTCGAAGCNAAGGCTGGGCGGTCACTCGCTGGGCTGTACGAGCTCACCGAGGAAGAGTGCAGTGCAATTATCAACGAACTCAACAAAGAGGAGACAAACTAATGGCTGATGCCACCATCACACTCGTCGGGAACATCACCCGAGACCCAGAGATCCGCTTCCTTGATTCAGGAACGGCGGCGGCGAAGTTCAGCATCGCAGTAACGCGCAAGTGGAAGGACAAGCGAGGCGAGCCCCAGGAGCAGACCTCGTTCTTCGACTGCTCGGCGCTGGGCACGATTGCCGAGAACATCCAGAACAGTCTCCGCAAGGGCGACCGCGCCATCGTCACGGGAACGCTCGAACAGCGCTCCTACGATGACAAGGACGGCAACAAGCGCAGTGTGACCGAGGTGAAGGTCGAAGCGTGTGGCCCCGACCTGCGCTGGGCGACGGCGCAGACCAACCGCTCCACCCCTGCCAACTCCTACGCCGTCAAGAGCACCGCAGAGGAGGCGTGGTAATGGCGACCACCTCGGAAGGCGTGAAGGCGATTCTCGCAGGGCTCATTGAGAACTACGGCGACATTGAACTCACCCCAGCAGACGCAGAGACGGTCTACGGAGGCACGAAGGGCGGCAAGGTCAAAGACCTGAGCCAGCACAACCTGCTGCAGTACGCCCTGCTCCACGCCCACCTACAGATTCAGGGCCTCATCGCCCAAATCGAAGCCAGCCAGCGCCCGAACCGTGCTCAGCGTCGAGCTGCGGAGAAGAAGGGCCTGCTGCTCCCCTAAGTCGTGTCCCCCACGAAACAAGGAAGCCCCACGGGTGTTCTTCCACACCTGGCAACCTGCGAGACCGGCTCCTTCGGGGGCCGGTTTCTCGTTTCTAAAAATCCTTGCGCAACGTGGATCCGAGCGAGTAGGGTGAAGCCGTGCACGTTGCACAGTTCTGAGGAGGACAAAATGACTAAATTACCCATCGACCGTAAGGGCGGCATCGCTCTCACCTACGTCACCGGCATCGTGACCGGCTGGCTGACCGAGGCGGCGAAGACCCACGGCTTCACGACCACCGCCAACCCTCTCTGGTGCATCGGCGCTGGATGCCTCGCCGCCGTCGCTATGGCAACCCTGCTCGCATGGATTACGGAGTGAACGCCTGCTACGGCGTGGACGTTCGCATCTTCTACTCCACGCAGTCCAAGTTCCGCCGTCGAGCCCTAGCACTGTGCAAGAACTGCACGTTGCAAACCGCCTGCCTAGAGCGAGGCCTCAAGCACGAGGAGTTTGGCATCTGGGGAGGCACTACGCCCGAGCAGAGGGTCGAGATACGCAAAGAGCGAGGCATCACCGTCGAGCGCCCCGAGGTCATCGTGCAGGAACCTCACCGAGGCTGTGGCACGAACAAGGGCTACGTCTGGCTTCACCGTCGACGCAAGATAGACCCGACCATCCCAGCCTGCAAGAAGTGCCTGCTGGCGCACTACGACTACAACTTCAAGCGCGAACGGACGATGGCCTCATGAAGGTTCACAAGTTCCCCAACCCTCTCTGCCGAGGCAAGACGCAGGTGTTCTACCCACCAGAAGGCACGGAGAAGGGCATCAGGATGCTCCTAGAGGCGCAGGCGAAGTTACTGTGCCAGGAGTGCCCCTACCAAGAGCCCTGCCTTCAGATGGGCCTAGAGAACGAGGTCTATGGCATCTGGGGCGGAGCGACGGCCTCTGAACTTCGACAGATCCGCAAGGAGCGCCACATCACCATCGCCCGAGAGCGTCGAGATGTCGAGGAGCGCATCAGGCACCCGTACTGCGGAAGCGAGCAGGGCTACCTCTACAGCCTAGAGATGGAGTTCTATTGCGAGGACTGCGAGCGAGCCCACGCCACCTACGAGCGGCGCGTGGCGAAGCTCATCTCCTACGACCCCGAGGGCTTTCACCCGAGTTGCGGCACGGACTACGGCTACCAGTTGCTTGCACGTCAGGCAGCGCTCCTGGGCGGATCTAAGGCCGGTCACAAGGTTCGTTGTGTAGCCTGTCGCAAAGCGCACTCGGACGCATGGAACGCGGCCCGTGAGCGCCGCCGGAAGGGGGAGAAGTAGTGGTATCATTAAAAGAGCGAGAGGCGCAGGGTAGTCACCCCCTACGCCCCTCTCGAGCAACACCTAGCGGACAGGAGTCACTCGTGCAAGCGAGTNTATCAAAACGAAATCACCGCTTTGCGGTCATCCCTGAGTGGATTCTTTACCACCCTGAACTGAGCACNACCGCCGTTCGGATATTCGGAGTTATCGACCGATTTGTCGGAGCGAACGAAGCGGCGTGGCCCTCACACAAGACCATCGGCAAGACAGTTGGCGTGTCTGCGGACACCGTGAAGCGAGCCATCAACGAGCTCATTAGGGTCGGCGCAGTCCTAGCAATTCGCCAAAAAAGGCAGGACGGTTCCTACACTTCTTCGGAATACTACATCTGGCCTAAGAGCGCTGAGATGGGTGCAACCGTGCACTATGGTCAGGGCAATTATGCACTAAGGGATAGTGCAGATTTGCACTATGGTCAGGGCAAAAATGCACTAACAAGAAGGAGTATCAATGAAGGAGAGACAACTAAGGAACAACAGTTAACTTCTGCGTCGCCGTTGGCGAGCGCGGAGGTGCTCGGTCTCATCGACCTGTTCCAGTCTCGTCTCAACGACAACGGCCTTCCTAACTTCAAGGTGACGAAGGCCCAAGTCAACGGTTTCCAGGCGATGCTGCGAAGCAACGACCTCGAGGAACTGACCGACATCCTCGAGTGGGCGATGCAAGATTCGTTCTGGCTCGCTGTGATTCTCACGCCGCTCACTTTCAAGAAGCACTATCCCACCCTGAAATCACGATTCAAGAACGACAAACTAACCAAACTTCGCGATTGGGCGAAGAACGCTGAGGAGGACTACCAATGGTAATGACACCAGAACAAACGCTCAAGGTCGTAGGGCACTTGATGGGATCTAACAACCGAGTGCCGCAAGACGCAATCGTGAACGCGTGGCACGACACGCTGAAGAACCTCGACTACGACCTCGTTGTCTCAGCAGCTCGTAAGTGCAAGGCAACGATGACGGAACTCCCGAACTCGGCTCAGTTCCTGGCAGTCTGCGCCGAAATCCTTACCGGCCCTATGCCGGACGAGAACGAAGCACTCCGAGAGGTGCAACAGGGCATCAACTCATGGGGCCGAGACAACGAGCCGAAGTGGACGCACCCTGCCATCGCTAAAGCCATCGAGGGAATCGGCTGGCGAAACCTGTGCAACAAGGACGCCGACTTCTGGGCCATCGAGTTCCGTAAGGCTTACAAAATCTCCGAGGGCCGTTACGTTCGGGAAATCCAGCAGACGATGCTTGAGGGAGTGAACGCCGCCGTCGCTCTCGACACCGAAAGGAAGCAGGCTCTCGAGAAGGCAAAGGCCGGAAC